ATTTATTGTAGTCGGCTTCATAGTAATTTATAATATTATTTTTATATGTTTCGTTTTTTACTTTTAGGCTTTGTTTAGATTTTTTATTCATATAAAAGTCCTGTAATGCTCCAAACTTATTGTAAAATATTACTTGGTAATCTTCATAAATACCGCAACTAATCTGCTCTAATGTTATAACTACTACCTGTGAGTTTCCTGCCGTACTAGTTACTGTTATTGTGTCCCCTGTTTGTGCGTTTGAACTGTCAATAATTAAATACTGAATTTTATCTAATGAATTATCACTGTCTGTAATTTGTTGAGGTAGACTTGTTGCTTCCCAATTAAAGTCAGCATCTTGCCAATAATAGTCCGCTAAATCCCAAATACCACTGATAGTGGTCGTTACTACTGCTTGTGATTCTGAAAATATTGGTATTACAATAAAATTATCATTTTGAAAGTAAACTGTTGTATTTGATTGCAAAACCATAGGTGTATAATTACCTGTTGGAACTGTTAATGGATCTGTACTTGTTCTAGGATTACTACCCTCTGGAAAGTAGCCAAAACCGTCAAATGATAAATATTCAAAAATTTGAGTTTCTGTTGGCGTTCCTGCTGCATCATAAAGAGAAAGTTCAACCTCTACCCAAACTCCGTCAATACTTTGCGGTACTCCGTAATACTCTGTCTTTAAAAAATCTCTAATCAATTCACTTATCTCAAAATTGATTAAGTTAAAAGCTAGTACTTTATCTTTTTGAATTATATACTGTGGACTAGCAGGTTTATCTGCAACCTTTTCTCCTGCCCAAACAGTTAAGTTTAAGTAGGCTCCACCTATCAATCCAGACGTGGGTATTGCTTGAATGTAAAACGGACTTCTTGTATTAATTATATTACTCATACTTTCTCTTTGTTATTAAATGCTGCTCTTATTGTTTCCACTAAATCAAATGCAAATGCTTGACTTGCTTTTGGTGGTAATTTACTATAAGCAACGTTATAAGGGTTTGTAAAAAAATAAGATGGTTTGATCCCTTGTGCAAATATAAACTTGCTTAAAACAAATCCTATTGATTGGTAGTTCCCTTTGACAAATCTACCTTTCTTGTCTCTTAATCTAAAATTCTTTTTCTTTGCCCACGCTGCTAACGGTTTCATTGGTGGGTATTTACTTTTAAAACTGTAAGGACTTAATGGTGCTTTTTGTATTCCCTTTCTAGGACCTCCTTTTCGGTTCTTTGTCCACCTGTCAATTATACTTGGATCTGAACCTTTTACCCCTTTATCTACAAACTCTCCATAACTCCCCAAATCAAAAATAACATAAACGCTGCTACCTGCTTCCTTAACTTTATAAGATAAATTCCTGTATAAGTCTCCTGTTACTTTTTTCTTTTGCCTTGTTAGATTTGATCTGGATTTTGAAATTACATTCCTACCAAAGTCTGTTAATGCAGCGTTAAGGTTTTTTAAGTAAGACATCTGTTTATATTGTTTCTTGTTTCTACTTGAAAATTAAACGCCCATCCTGCAACTAAATTCTCAAACCTATCTTTAAACGGTTCGGCTGATACTGTTTCACGATTAATCCTAGTGTTACCATCATTTAAAACTCCACTATTAAATTCGTCTGTTATATGATTACCTGCATTTATCATTGTATTAAGAACAAAGTTCAAATTATCATTATCGTATATTACTGCTTCGTTTTCTGTTGTGTCAGAATGCACTACATCCATAAATAAGATGCTTACATCATAGGTTATAATCGTACTGTTAAAATTAGCAGTATTAATCATTATATGTGCTAACGGATAAATTGATTGTTTATCAAGGTCTACCTCTGAAAGATCTCCTACTGTTACACTAGATATGCTTCTGCTATTTAAACAGGCATCTCTTAATCTTTCCATCAGATCAATGTAACTCCTTGCACCTTGATATTCATTAACTGCCATTACTTAAAATTTTTATTTATTTCTTGTTTATTTGTTCCGTTTAATTCTTTTTTAAATTCTAGCATTGTTAAGCAAAAATTTACATTCAGTTTTGTTACAGTTTCAAATCGTGTAATATCGCTTTCAGCGAGTTGGTAAATTGACTGTGTCCACCCCCATTTATTTGCAAATCCTCCTGCTGCTGACGTATCAACACCCTCTCCTTTGGTGACAAATAGTTCGTCATAACGCTCGTGCAGTCGATGCCTAAATTCCAAAAAAAAAGTATTGAACTCACTACTGCGTTCATTGGCATATTTAACATTGCTTCTCGCAACATCTCTGGCTCGTATTCGTGTATTGAATATCTGTCTCCAACTTGTTGTTTTACAGGTCGGTATAAAACTGCCATTACATACTCAATTTTGTCTGGATCCCCAATGTTCTGGTCCAGATCAATATACTCTCCAAACGTCATTTCTTCAAGATTTGGTATAAATCCAAAGTTACTGTCCCCCATTTTAAAATGTTTAACTAGAGTTGGTTTCTCCATTAACATTGCATTAATTTTGTCAACTATTTCTACAAAGTCATTTAATCTCATTTTTGAAGCATACTCATACGGTATATTACAGAAGATCTCTAACATTTTTGTGTTTATAAATCTTTCAGAATTTTGGTCCGTAACATTTGCTTTAATGATTCTTTCGTAAGCTTTGTACTGTCTTAACGTGATGTCTTTTAGTTGAGTTGGTATTTTAATTTCGTACTCCATAATACTATAACGATTTTAAATAAAAGTTTTTAAAAAATAAAGATAATAAAAAAACCCCTACATTTCTGTAAGAGTTTAATTAAATATAAGTACCCCAATTTTATACTTACATTATAACTTATTTATTTCTTGTTTAACTTCTTGCCAATAATCAGATACTTTTGGCATCACTCCAACTAACACTTTGTAATGTGATTCTAATATCTCATCTACACAAATTAATGCACCTTTTTTTGAGTTATGCACACAACATTCATTTTCAAGGTATTTACTTTTGTAAGGAGAAACTAAATTCCCTTTGGTATTTCTTGTTGCTATTAAATTAATGTTATCAAAATTACCTAACAACTCTATTGCTTTTTGTTTTGGTGTCATTATAATAGTTCTTTAAATTCTTTGTACTTATCTTTCATATATTTGCGGTCTTGCTTTTCTGCTTGTTTTGCCATTCTATAAAGTGAGGGTATATCTTCTAATAAAGATTGAGCATCCCATTCAATATCGATATAACCATCTTCTGGTTCATATCCTATTGCTCGTAAATGCACTACTCCGTTTGTTGAATGTAATTCTACTGTCTTTAAAATAAAAAATTCTTTGCTCATTTTATATTGTTTTTTAATTGCTTAATATTATATTTTCTCCTAAACATTGTGTACACAAATTCTCTTGTTCTGTACTTACAAAATCCTCTTCACAACTTCTGCAATAGTATTCATATTCTTTACTCATTACGCTATATTTATTAAGGTTGATTTTAAGATGTCTAGTTTGTGGTAAGTCTCACGCTCTAGTGATATATCATTATTTGATGTTGCATTCATTAGAAGCACCTCTAAATGCTTTATGTCGGATCTCAATGTGTCAGCTTGTGTTTTCATTTTGTTGTCTTTTAAAAGGGGTTTTTACACCCCTGTGATAATTAATAAGGAAAATCGTTTTGTGCTTGTAATCTTGTTAGTTTTTTTCTTTGGTTTTCAATAGCTTGATCTAGTGTTATTGTTCTGCCAAATTTTGCTTCCCATTTTACTTCTTGTTTTCCTAAAACCTCTAGTACTTTTGCGTTCATAATTTTGTCTTTTATTGTTAATAATACTCAAAGGTAATGTCTTTTATTGGTTATGCAAAACTTTTAATAACTTTTACCAATTATTTTTTTTTGCTTCCTTAATAAGTTCACTTTTTAATTTCTCTATGTAAATACTAGCGTCTAACATTTCTTCCTGCAAGTGCTGCATCCATTCCATAAAAGTCAAGTCATTACGCTCCATTGTAGTCCCATACTTTTCCTTTCCTAATTTTGCTCTTTGGTTTATTTGATCAATAACTTTTTGTTCAATTTTGCTCATTTCTTTTGTTTTTAATTAGTTCTAAATATAAAATAGTTTTCCTCTTCAAACTCACACTCTAACTCGCTGCCATCATAAGAACTAAAAGTATGTCCATAGCCATCTACAAAGCAGTTCTCTGCCGTTTTCTCCCAATCAATAGCTAACCAATCTGGTGCATTAATTTCGTAACAGTCCTCTGTAATTTCTCTTATTGCTTCTGAATAAGTTTCCCAAATCACGTCAGCGTTTATAAATCTATATTCGTTGCCATCAATATCAATGTGAAAGTCATTGTCTCTGTATAAGTGTTTCTTTAAAGCTATAACCTCGTCTCTGTTTATGCTTAATTCTAACTCTTCGTGGATAAATTCTAAAATCTGTCTTGTAACTGTCATTTTATTGTCTTTTAAGGATTAATTAATTATATTTTTTATTGTATTTCTTTACTCCTGCAAATAATCTTTTTTCTATATCTTCAACCATAAAAGCAAAAACACTTTGGTCCAAATCTTTGTACTCTTTTAAAGATGCTGCCATATTTTTAATGTCTAATAATTTTCTAAACTCTTCTGTTTCTAATCTAATGTAATTTTGATCTGGGTTCATTTCAATGTGTTTCATAATATTGTCTTTTAAATTGGGGTTTTTAAACCCCTTGTTGTTTTTATATATTTTTTATGTATTCGTTTGCAAATTTTATTGCATCTATTAAATTTAGATCATTAGCTTTTTGTGAAATTCTAGATCCCTGCTTGTGCCATATTGTATGAATGTTATCCATTCCACTTATGTGAACCTCGTTGTTTCCGTATAATGTATGCTTTACAACTTGTGAAGTAGTTCTTGTAATGTTATTTCCTTTTTGGTTTTCAATTGAGAATGTCATAATATTGTCTTTTAAATTGTTAATCTTAATCAAAGGTAATTCCTTTTTTTAGTTATACAAAATTTTTAATAAGTTTTTTTAAAGAGGGGTTTTTACACCCCTATTATTTAACTATTTTTTTTAATAAAATTTACAAGATCTTCAATTGCAGTATTAAAATCGTATTCGTTTTTTTCGTATGCAAATACAACACTGTCCCAATTGCCTTGACAAGCAAATGAAATTGATTGAAACTTCCAGATATTAACAATTAGTGATCCTTGTAATTCTGTTGTTGGTAGTTTTAAATGTCTTTCTTTACAAATTGGTAATTCTAAAAATGCTTTCATAATTTTGTCTTTTAAATTGTTATTAATAAAAAATATCTATATTATTATCGTTAGGGTTTAAATTCTTCTTAATAGATGCACAATGCTTGTTTATGTGTCTGTAAATTTCTTCTATAAACTCTTCGCTATAAGTCTCTTGATACTCATTGTTGTCTGTAAAATATCCTACAATTTCTAATTTATCAATTATTAATCGCTTTGCAATTTCGTTGGCAGTTGCATTTCTGTTTTTTGTATTGTTTTGAAGTTTCATAATTTTGTCTTTTAGTTATTAATCTTAATCAAAGGTAATCTTTTATATTAGTTATACAAAACTTTTAATAACTTTTTTTATTAATTAATTTAATTGTGAATTAATTTCTTGAAATAAGATCCAGATTGCTTCACTTTTAGAATCATATTGCTGAAACTCCATTTCGAAATTTTCAGTCTCAATATCTATTGCCCAATAGTCAGTCTCACATCCGTCTAAAAATATATTTGCTTGTATTCCTTTATAAGTTATTAAATATCCAGATCCGTCTTTCTTGCTAGTTAATCCTGCTCTGTTCATTATTGCAGTAGATCCATCGTAATTTTTAATCTTCGATTGCAAACCTTTATATTTTTTAGCAAATGCGTTGTATCTTGATCCTGCAGGTAATGGGTTTTTTAAATAATCGTTATGTAAAGTTGATAGTTCTAATTTTAAAGTTTCAATTGATTTCATAATATGTCTTTTAATTATACATCAAAGGTAATGCTTTATTATAGTTATACAAAATTTTTAATAACTTTTTTTATTTTATTTTATATTGAGTGTCCCAATAATGTTCACACTCTCCGTTTATAGTAGGTGTCTCCAGAAAATAAGCTTGTCTGTATTTACTTGGTTTTGATGTATAGCGATAACAGGTGGATCTAGTTTCACAATCAACCCCCTCACATTTTGTAATATCTGGCATTTGTTTTTATTTTTATCTTATTGCGTAAGTTCCGTGCTTCGGTCTTCCTAATTTATTTACAATCGAATACCGCAACGCGTCAATTGCGTGATTGAAAGCGTCAATAGGTTTATTAGTTAATTGTCCGTTTTTATCTTCAATGTATTTGTAGTTTCTTAACTCCTTAATCATATTAGTACTGTCCTCTGTAACGTGCAACTTGTATCTTCTTATCATATCAATACCGATATTAATTGCTCCTTTATAAGTCGGCTTTGTATTCCACCCCATTCGATGGATCTCTTCAATACTTTTAGGTTCTGCACTATCGCACCAAACTTCGTCACGTCTGTCAAGTCCTATTCTTTTAAATTCGTTTCCAATATCTTGGTTTGTCATTCCTGTTCTGTAAATAATTTCTCTTACATACATATTGTCCCCCTCAATATAAGTTTCTACTAGCGTGGTTGGATCATTACTAAAACCGAAGTCCAAACCTCTTGAAACTAATTTAGCAGTTGCAGGAACATCTCTAATTGTGTTAAATCTAAAAATAAGACTCTGTGATGCTCCACGTTCTCCTAGTCCATAAACACGCCAATAGTTCTCGTCAATATCTTTTAAACGCTCTATTTCGTCAATTATGTTCTGTGGTAAAAAAGGGTTATCTAAATATGTTGTTTGATGAAATTCTACATCGTCTCTAGTTAGGACCTTGTCATAGATCCAATGAAATTCCTCTGACGGATTAAAGTCTAAAATTATGTTTTCTGTTGTTCTAAAAATTAATTGTTGCCAATCTTCAAAGTTTAACTCGTTTGCTTCATTGATAAACAGAAGATCTCTTTTACGCCCTCTAATCTTTTGTGGCTGATCCAATGATATAAATTCAAATCTATTACCGTTTAAGTGATATTCACTATTAGACTTGTTATGATATTGTTCGTTGTAAATTTTAT